AGGGTACACTTACTCCAGGGAACAAATAATATGGCAATCAGATTCAGAAAGAGCATGAAGATTATGCCAGGAGTTAGAGTTACACTTGGCAAGAGTGGCATTAGTGGATCACTTGGCACCAATGGTGCACGAGTCAGCGTTAACTCTAAGGGGCAAGTAAGAGGTACTGCTGGTCTAAACGGCACTGGTCTATCAAGTACTACAATGCTTAATGGAAAGTCTAAGTCTAATAGTACTAAGACTACTACAAATGAAGTTCTTCCTATTACTACATCTAAAGAAGACATTCCAAATGTTAGTATCTTTATGGTTGTCATCCCCTGGATTTTCCTTGGAGCCTTTATTCATGAGTGGGTTGGCTACGCATGGTTGCTTCTGATGATTCCAACTTGGGCATTTTCTAAGTTTCTTAGGTTTGCTGCTGAGTATCCTTCACTTATTCCTGGTGTTCAAGAAGAACTTGATGTTATTGCTAAGGAACGAGCAAATTCGGGTAACTAAAGGTTTATCTCTGTAACTCAGCGGAAGAGTGACACCCTTCTAAGGTGTAGGCCGTAGGTTCGAATCCTACCAGGGATGCTATAATAGTAGTAAGGGTGTGGTTAGCCTATATGTGTCGGGAAACATATATAGCCTATGTTGCAACACCACACCCTCCTAACTTTTGTAATACATAACTAGCAGAAAGAGAAACTCATGAGTGAAGCAAAGTGTCCATACACTGGTAAGACATACACAACAGAGGCTACAACAAACAAAGACTGGTGGCCAAACCAACTAGACCTGTCTCCACTTAGAAAGAATTCTTCTAAGTCAGATCCAATGGGAGAAGACTTTGATTATGCCAAGGAGTTTAATAGTTTAGATCTTGATGCTCTTAAGGGTGACATCAATACACTTCTAACTACCTCGCAAGATTGGTGGCCTGCAGACTATGGTAACTATGGTCCATTCTTTATTCGTATGGCGTGGCACTCTGCGGGTACTTACAGGGTAAGCGATGGTCGTGGTGGTGCTGGAGAAGGACTACACAGATTTGCTCCACAAAATTCTTGGCCAGATAATGGTAACTTAGATAAGGCTCGTAGACTTCTTTGGCCAATTAAGCAGAAGTACGGTAAAAAGATTTCATGGGCAGACCTAATGATTCTTGCAGGCAATGTTTCTCTTGAGAACATGGGCTTCAAGACATTCGGTTTCGGTGGTGGTCGTGAAGATGTTTGGGAATCTGATGACACATACTGGGGTGCAGAAAAGGAATGGCTTGAAGATAACCGTTATAGCGGAGATCGTGAGTTAGAAAATCCACTTGCTGCTGTGCAGATGGGATTAATTTATGTTAACCCTGAAGGACCTAATGGAAATCCTGATCCAGTTCTTTCTGCAAAAGACATTCGTGAAACATTTGCAAGAATGGCAATGAATGATGAAGAAACAGTTGCACTAATTGCTGGTGGACACGCATTTGGTAAGGCACACGGGGCTGGAGATCCATCTCATGTAGGTCCTGCACCAGAGGGTGCACCTATTGAAGAGCAGGGGCTTGGATGGAAGAACTCGTTTGGTAAGGGTAATGCAGAAGATACAATCACAAGTGGTATTGAGGGTGCATGGACTGCAACACCTACCAAGTGGGACAACTCATACCTTAAGTTATTGTTTAAGTATGATTGGACACAAACAAAGTCACCTGCTGGTGCAACACAATGGATTCCAACAGATGAGTCTGCTGCTAATTTAGTTCCAGACGCACACATCGAAGGAAAGTTCCATGCTCCAGTTATGACAACAGCAGACCTTGCATTGAGGTTTGATCCAGAGTATGAGAAGATCTCTCGCAGATTCCTTGAAGACTTTGATTACTTCTCAGATGCCTTTGCTCGTGCATGGTTTAAACTAACGCACAGAGACATGGGACCTATTTCAAGATACCTTGGTAAGGAAGTTCCTTCTGAAGAACTAATTTGGCAGGACCCAGTTCCAAAGTATGAGCCTGTTGATTTAGATATAGATCAAATCAAATCAGAAATTAAATCATCACAACTTTCGCTGTATAACTTTGTTTATACTGCATGGGTTTCTGCATCAACATTCCGCAAGACAGACAAGCGTGGTGGTGCAAATGGTTCTAGAATTAGACTACAACCACAGGGTAATTGGGAGACTGTTAACACTCCAAGAGTATGGGATACATTAGCATACCTTGAAGGGTTGCAACAAACAGTTGCGAAGGGCATGTCTCTTGCTGATCTGATCGTTCTTGCTGCTTCTGCTGCTATTGAAAAGGCATCTGAAGAATTAGTTAAGGTTCAATTTACTCCTGGAAGAACTGATGCAACTCAAGAGCAGACAGATGTTGAGTCATTCGCAGTTCTTGAGCCAATTGCTGATGGATTTATTAACTATCTTAAGAAAGACACAACTGTTCCTAGCGAAGTACTGTTGGTAGAAAAAGCAAACATGCTTGGACTTACTCCAGTTGAAATGGTTGTTCTATTAGGTGGTATGAGAACTCTTGTTGGACAGAGCCTCCACACTGGATACCTAAACGCAATGGTATCTGGAAAGTTTTCTTGGACAAAGGTAAGCGAAGATTCTTACCTAGCAACAAGAGATGGACAAGATGCAGGAAGTGCAACTCGTGCTGACCTAATCGTAGGCTCAAACTCAGAACTTCGTGCAATTGCAGAAGTATATGCATCTGATGATGCTAAGCAAAAGTTTTTAAATGATTTTGCTTCTGTATGGACAAAGGTAATGAACTTAGATATGTTCTAACATAAAGACAAATAGTCCTGGGTATGACTTAAAACTACCCTATTTCCCTGCCCAAAATAAAGAATCATCATCGTATATCTCTTTATCTAAAGGAAAATGCTTGCCTATAAAGTCTTTATCTTCTTGGTTTAATGAATTAAAAAGAACTTCTGAAGACTTATTTTTAAAATATTCTTTATCAGCACTTGAAATGTTAATGTCTATTTCTATTCCTAGATCTTCTGCAATTTTATCTACTAATAAATTGTAATCCATAAACTTTAAATCTTTGTGCCTGATCATTAGATTAACTCTTTTAATTCTTTTGTAAATTTCTTCTGTATCAAATGACTCATTGTTCTTATGCTTGGCCATAGATTCATGTAGTACCGACATACGCTCAGGGTCAGGACTTAAAGCAAAGTTTTGAGACTGAAAGTCCTTGATGTATTCCCATCTGCTTAGTGCTCCATATAGTTCATCTTTATCAACAGTAAATGAATCATTACCTTCTTTTATTACGTCCCAATTGTTCTGATCTACTAATTCATTTTTGATTGCCACAGCATGACAAACTGCACTAACAAAGAACTCACATGGATCTCTAAAAACTGAAACAATGTATGTCTTATCGTCTATCCAAGTAGGCCATCCAGCATGCTGCCTCATGTCTTGTGGAGACTTTACAAGTTCTATTCCGTTGTCTGCCAATACAGTTTCCATTGGTCTAAAGATATACTTGGTTAGGAATCTACCACCAGTTTTTGGAATATGCAAAAAGTATACTTTGTTATACTTTGACATAGTTATTTCTTTGGATGCTTTACTTCGTAAGGTGCGATCTTAGACTTAATACGACCATCTTTATATAATCTAACAATCCATCCATCTTTAATCTGAATAGGATTAAACGCTGCTGCTTTTTTCTTTGGCATTACTTTGCTACCTTAAATGGAGAGTCAATCCAACTATCTGACTTAGCAACTGGAATACAATTTGGAACTGGCTTTCCATCTGCACCAGGCTTCATGCCTCTTTGTACATAGCCATCCCAGCAAGGAGCAGCCTTGCCCATCTGTGCATCATACATAGCCATAGCAACTTCTGAATCTTCAGGCTCAACCATTAGTGGTGGGATCTGTACATACATAGACATTGCACATGCAGTATATAATCTTGTTGCTTCCCATAATCCGCTTTCTTCTTGTTCAAATAATTGAATCATTACCGCAGGATTTTCTGCACTTGCTTCCATATAATATTCTGTTCCTGGATTACCAAGAGCACCTTCATACATAACATGTACTACTTGCCCTATGTGTGTATCTCCTTCTCCACCGTGGGAGGTCATTGCGAAATCGCCTTCTTTTAACATATTAATAGTATACCATACTAACCTGCAAGCCTGTTATGAGTCCTGATCCTGTGGCAGTTAGCACAAACCACCTCACACTTTTCAATCTCTTTCTTGATAGCCTTCCAAGAAAAACCATCGTGTATCATTCTTGAAATATTGTATTTCTTATCTCTTATGTGATCAAAGTCTAGGATTATATGGTTACCAACACCACAATCTACACAGCCAGAATCCTCTTTTATCTTAGCAAGCATCTTCTTATACTGCTGCTTATTATAATGGTCCAACTCTTTGTCAGTCATTGTTATTATTATACCGCAAAATATTAGGCCCCACACAGGCAATTCACCTGACTTGCGCCACGGTCTCTATCCAATGGGTAACTACTCCATCACTAAGGTCCTGTGTGGGACAATTATATTGTAGCATAGTAATGGAGCAGTTTATGGACTTGCTCAGGTCTCCCAGGGTGCGACCCTGGCTTATCCGTACTCAGCAATAGGGTTGCTATAAGCAACTGCATGTATCATGACGGAATAGTATCTATTATACTATTGAATTTCAATAGTTTTTGGTAGTTTATCTTCTGGGATCTGCTTTTCAAGTCTGATATCTAAGATACCGTCCTTAAATTCAGCCCCAACAACTTCGACAAACTCAGGAAGAGTGAAGATATCAGTAAACTTACGAGCAGCAATGCCCTTATGTAGATACTCCGCACCCTCTGGTAACTCAGCATCCTGCTTCTCGCCCTTGATTGTAAGTTTGCGATTATCTAGCGATACTGAGACATCATCCTTAGAGAACCCAGCCAAAGCAAATGAAAGAATATACTCTTTATCATTTAGTTTAACCTGATTATAAGGTGGATAGTTTGTTGTTGTTGTTACCTTCTGTAAGTTTGAGAAGGTATTAAAAAATGGATCATTAAAAAGATCCAGTGCTGTTTTTACCATATTATTCCCCTTTCAAGCGAATAAGTTAATTTACCCCCCATATGGGCAGGTAATAATATTATAACATAGAAAAGCAGGCCTGTCAAATAACAAGCCTGCCAGTCTATAGTAAGATTACTTTACTTGATTAGTTGTCTTGCCTCCGCCAGATGACTTCTTTGCAGGAGCCTTCTTTGCGGTCTTCTTAACAACCTTTGCAGACTTAACTACCTTATCTACCTCTTCTACAGATGGCATCTTGCCGAATGCAGGATCGTTAGGGTTGGCTGCTCTCAATACAACGGGCACAAGTGCTCCAAGTAGTGAGTATGCCAGTGTCTGGGGATCTGTAACTCCAGAAGCATACATTGCTGTTGCTGCTCCAAGAACTGATCTTCCGTATGACGCTAGTGCGTTTTTGATTTGTTGGTTCATTTTTTTTCCTCCTAGGATATTTATTCATTTGTTAGTTTGTTACTAACAAAACCTTTTCTTGATTCTACATACTGGTTAATAAATGGCACTATTACATCTACTTCTTCAGATGGAACAGCATTAATAAGCATATGGTTTATGCCCCTGCTTTCAAGAGTCTTTACGAGATCATCAAACTGTTCGTATGTAAAGTAGGCAGCATCTAAAACGGGCTGCGGGATCTCTCCCTTTCTCCACACTGGTCGAACTACGTGGTTTGTTAATAGGTCAAGTTCTTCTTCTGTTTTTCTAAGAATGGGAGTAATTGCAATCATCACTTCTATACCGTCTAGTTCCAAAGGAATAGATATAGAGGAATCTTTTAAGAAATCAGACCATCCACCACGAGCATAGATATGGTATGGCAGAATAATTTTATGGCCATACTTTTTTACTGTTTCAAACACATAACTGTTAGTTGTTGAAACATATACATCTAGTTTGTTTTTATGGTTTGGGTCACGCCAGTATCCTGGAGACTCCTTATCTTGGTTCATATCGTTTAATACGTTAAGAAACTCTATCATATAGTTTGATCTATCAACAGCACTGGAGTTATCATTGACATCTCCAACAACACCACCAACACCGTCTTCGTGGTCTTTTATATATCCAGAAATTAAATTGATCTGGAGTCTCCCTCTATCTATCTTGTCCATTGATCTATTAATCATAGAAAGATACTGAGGGGAAATTGTGTATGGACGAATAGCAACTAAGTATTTTATATCTTCACCCTGCTTTATATCTTTTGCAGTTTTAACAAACATATCGCCTTCTGGAATATCATGCGTAAACATTACTCCAGAGAAGTTATTCTTATTTAGGTTTGATGGAGACTTTATGTTTTCTGTATCACCCATTACTCCACCAAAATAATAAAATTTCATTCTGTTGCCTTACTATAATGATAATCACACAGGTCAGCAATTCTGCTTTGTGAACTAGCCCAAATGCGGGTGCTCTCTTCTTCGCAGGATTCTTCTTCACACATAAACATATTAATGTTGTTTGTGCTCTTTAGTGTTATCATTACTATATTCTATCATAGTCTTCTGGTAGCAGTTTCTTTAGTTCTTCATAAGCCCCAGCAATTTTTTTCATAGAGTGATAGTTTGGTGCCATAGAGCCCAGGTCTCCGTACTCTTTGAAGTATTCTATCTCAGGCTCAATATCAGTAATAAAATTATTTAATCCTTCTTGAACCTCTTCTATATATTGGTACGCCCAGTCACGAGAATCTGAAACAAATTTTAAAAAATCTTCATTGGACTGATCTTTGTCTGTTTTGTTTGTGTTGCTGCTTAATTGCTGGATTAGCATGGCCTCTAAAGTCTTTTGAATAATAACCTTGTTAGCCTTTTTTTGTATAATATAAAGAGACAAGAAAAGCAAAGTTAGAGAAGACAAGATGCATATAAAAATTAATTCAATCACAGTTCTTTGCCACCCTCTCTAACCAAAAGAACTATTGCTCCGTTATCTTCCAAAGCCTTTTTTACACGGATCATATATTCTATAGCCTGCTTTTTCTTTTCAACTGTTTCAAGAGACATAAAGACTTTTTCTTTTGCCTTAACGGTTATGAATGTGTCATTATCTACTAACTCTAAAGAAAATCCTTCAGGACATCTAAGAGATCTGAACGCTCTTCTCATTTTATCTGTATACATATTACTCCATTGTTAGGGACTGCCATGTTATTCCCCAGTC